AGACTTCAAGCAAGTTGGGCAACGTTTCACTTCCGTTTCCAGTATATACTCCATATGGAGAATATCCAGTTTCATCAAGTATAACTGGGGTATTTTTTAAATAAAATGTAATTTGTTCTGAATCTTTTTTATCTAAAATATTTTTTATAATATAAATCTTGTCCATTTTATTTTAACCTCTTGTCCATTTTATTTTAACCTAGAGTATAATCTGTTTCATTAACGAAAATCCAGTATCTAGAAAAAATTCTTTGGCCAGGAGTAAAACCACCTTTTACCGCATGAATCATATAGCTTAAGTCTACAATTAACAAATCGCCATTAGACCACTCCCACCAATTTTGAATATTTACATTATCCTCTACTTGTTCTTTATACCAAACAACAATTTCATTAAATAATTTAATGTCTTTTTTTGATGGATGTTCTTTATTTACAGAATAAAGAACATCTTCATAAATGGGATAGTTTGGAGAAAGTCTAATAATTTTTTCATCTTTAATTCTATGATTTTGTATACATTTTCTTGGTAAAATATATACACCTTCAGTCATTACGTCGCACACGTCTAAGAAAGATTTCCATTCAACAGGCATTTTGTTATACAAATCAATTGCACTTACAAAACCTGTATTTCCTACACCTGTCTCACATTCAAAAGACAACATATTCCAAGAAGCTGCTACCTGAGGGTGTTCTTTTTTAAGATGTTCCAGATGCCACGGAATAAAAATTTCATTTTTAGACATTAATTTAATATTTTTATCAAAAGTAAAAGAATGATCTTCGTTGTCTTGTGGAGAAATGTAATTGCAATTTAATTTTTTAGCAAATAATTTAGTAATTTTTTCCTGCTCAAAAATATCAAAAAAACTTCTCCTAAAACATACTAAACCATATTTTAAAAATAAACTAAAGTACTTATCAATATTTTTTTCAATATCATCAAATGATAATTCATCCATATAAGCCTGTTTAATCATTCATAAAACCTTAGTTATTGTATAAAAAGATGGTGTAGTATATCTTTCTCCCGAGATAATACACTTTACACCGTGAAGGTAATTAACGTCCCCAGGGTGAGCAACCGCTAAGCCTGGTTCCGGCTTTACGACTAAATCGTAATCTGGATAGTACAGCTCTCCACCTTCAAAGTCATCATTATAGTAAATTAAAGAATTTATATCATACGTAGGAAAAGGATTAGGTCTTCCATCGTTCATCTGCTTGTCGGCATGGGGTCTCTGCTCCATCCCAGGACGCCATTTTATTATCACTGGTGGTCTTGTCGACAGTTCTACTTTAAAAGAATCTTCTAAACATTTTTTCATTTTTTGAATATATTTTTCTATAATATTATAAATGTCAATATTAATTCTTTCAAGTATGTCCCAACTGCATTGTCTATTAGACCAATAAGAAGCATCATATGTGCAGGTTCCATCTTCAGCATACTGATTTTCCCCTGCATCCATCCATTCAGAAATTGTAGGTAAAAACTTTTGTATAATTTTAAGATCTTCTAAGTCAACAAAATTTTTATATAATTTAATGTTGTTAATTTCTTTCCCAAAGTGCCCTGGTTTTATTAGAGATTCATCCATTTTATTACTCCAATGTAGCTTGATTTGCCCTGTGCCCTGTGCTATATTATATCATAACAAAAAGTCCGATTAGTATTGAGGAAAAAATGGAAATTTATAATGTAGAAGATCCAAAATTTGGTATAATTTTATATAGAGATGTAATGTCAGAAGACCTTAATCTCGTTAATCGATTAGAAGAAACTCTAAAAGATAGTGATCATGAATATTTTAAATGGAATACCGCTACGGTTGGATACAATACGCCTATGCCTGACTATAGAGATTGTGTTGACCTAAAAGTTGGTCCAGCCCATTGGCCTCATCTTCCTGAGGATTTAAAAGAAATTAAAAATATTTATGATGATACAGACGCAATATTAAAAAAGTGTCTAGCAGATTATGAAGCTAGATATAATTTTAAAATGGAATTTATGGAATCTATCAACTTTGTAAGATATGAAGTTGGACAACATTTCTCAGTTCACACTGATCACGGTTTTTCATATACATGTACCCTTTCTTCTCTAGTATACCTAAATGACGACTATGAAGGGGGAGAACTATGGTTTCCTTATATTGACTTAAAATTTAAACCCAAAAAAGGAGACGTGCTCTTTTTCCCATCTACTTATATATTTGCCCACGGAGCGATGCCGGTAACTGAAGGAATTAAATATTCTGCTGTTACCATGTTTGATTATAAAGATAACAATAAAGAATATCATCAAGCACTAAATACTAGCGATGGAACTAAGGAAGAATCTGGAGTTACCCTTAAAAAACTTTAAGATGACTAAAATAACCTTAACTAAAACTCATCAAAATCCACCAAAAATTAGTCAGTCTAGATTAAAAAGAGACTGGATGGATGAAACTTACAACAAACATGCTTACCGTTGTCTGCCTATGTCAGCTGCCAACGTTAATGGTTGGGAATTAATTCTTCAACAAGATGTTGTTATTCAATGGGATGGTGGAAATACTGTTCCTAGAGTTTTAGAGGGTGAGTTCTTGGATGGAAGACCAATCGTGATCCCTTCGATAATAGGGATTATTTCCTTTGCTACGGGATGGGCTATTAATACAGAGGAAAGTTACGACACTTGGATAACCGGATCTCCTAATTATTTTATTGATGGAGCATCACCTTTGTCTGCCTCAATACCTAGTTCTTGGTGGCCTGATGAATTCAATATGAACTGGAAGATAACTAAGATTGGTGAACCAGTTAAATTTGAAGCAGGAATGCCGTTTATGTTTTTTAATATTTATAAAAATGATCTCTTAGAAAATGCAGAATTAGTAGTTGAAAACCTTTGGGATAAACCAGAACTAATGGCTAAACGTCAATCATACGGGGACGCAAAAATGAAGAAGCTTCACGAACAACCATGGACCTGGATGAACGGGATAAGAACCGGTTTAGACGAAAATGGCAATTCCATAGGTCCGAAAAATGATGGCTTATTAAAGCTAAAGGAACCAAGTTCCAATTAGTTAATGATTATATCTTATTACTATAATGTAATAATCTAAAAATTTTAATTACAAAGTAAGGTAGTTTCATATGAATTTTTCAAATGTTTCAAAAGAGCAAAAATTACAAATTTATAACAAAAGAATAAACGTAATAGAGCATGAAATACTTTCTAGAGTATTAGAAATAGGAATGGATCCTGATTTTTTTGATCTCAATGAATTTATCAATTCTTTTGAATCAATAGATAAATCAGTTCATAATTACGATATCCAAATAGTTATCAATGATTTTGCTATTTCTTATTTGTCTATAAAAAATAAAATTAATCTACTAGAAAAAGAAGAAGATGGAATTTAAACTTTCTTCAGAAGAAAAATTATCAGTTTACAAACAAACAAGAAAATCTTTTGAAATGGACTTAGTTCAAAGGCTTTGTGCAGTAGGAATAGACCCAGAAGACTTTAATGCAGAAGAGTTTATTCCAGAAGAAGATAGAATGTCACATTTTTATATTAAAGAATTGCTGTTAAAAATTAAAAAAGTAGAAGAAAAAATATTACAATTTGAAATACTTGTAAAGTCAGAGGAAGAGTAAATTTTAAATGATCTATAAAAATACAGAAGATTATGACCCATCTCTTTATGCTTGTTACGCTATTACTTCTATCAAGGAAGATTTTGCAATATATACAGTTCATCCAAGTGGCTTAAGGGAGTATGAACACTATGACGTCTATGAGATAGGGAATAAAGCTTTAATAGCTTTTACTAAAATCTACACTTTAAGGTCAGAGTTTACTCTTAGAATTATTTCAGAGAATAACTCTGAAGATATAAACACAGAAACATTTGAGGCTCTTGACGATATTCTTTCTGGTGAATATAGTAAAAATATTCACACATTCATATTGCACAACTCAGTTGGTCTCATATCTAAGGAAGAGCACGGTGAGTGGCTTGGTTCTGCAGTAGATCCTAAAAGAAGGTGCGATGTAATAGATGATCACTATATTTCTATGCCTTTTCTAGATGCAAACAAAGAAAATGCTTCTGATATTTTAGATAGAACTTATTTAGGTAACGATACAGTCATAGGGTGGCAATTAGTTCTTCCGTCTATGTCTAACTTATATATAAATAAGTTAACTCATGGTGAGATGAATGATAGGGCATATAAAGATTGGCCGGGAAGAGTTTTTATGTCTCAAACTTTTCCGCACATATTAAAAATGGCATATCAATGGGCAGCGCTTGCTAATGAGCCATGGAATTCTAATGATACAATAGCCCTAAAGTGTAAGGCAGCTTTTGATGACTGGGATATCCCAGAAGATGCGCTTGAAGAAATAGTCAGCTACCAGCCAAGTACAGTGCTTGAGTACTATTTTAACGGAGATGAAAATCCAAGACAATCAATAAATGAACCTTCAGAAATTCCACCAAAGTTCAAGCAGTGGTTTATGTCGAAGATAAGATATAAAACTCTTTATTCATTAAATAATAATTATCCATTAGAAATAGAAATTCCTTCTTCTATGTTAAATAAAGAAAATGAATTCTTTGAAACTATTGTTAGTGGTTTTTTGTTAGAAAATGTTCTAGATCCAGATACAACTTCATGCGCTGATATATTAAAAATTATTTATGAATCTCCAGGTTATGAACAACTTAAACATAAAAATAACAGTGTAGATGATGTAATAATAAAATATTTTAGTTTTCTTAAAAAAGAAGAAAGAGAATTGGTAAAAGAATATCTTTTTTCAACTACAAAACCAATAAATTTTTCTGAAGAAAATAAATAGTATTATTATTAATATTATATAATTAGTAGAAAGAATTTAGTAGATAAATTGTTAGTAAAAGATAATATTATATAATTAGTAGAAAGAATTTAGTAGATAAATTGTTAGTAAAAGATAACTCGTTAAGCGACAGCTTGTATGATCAGGTATTAAATGATTCATCTTTTTTTCCTGAACTAATGAATCATGGAGAAAAAATAGCAGAACATCTAAATTCATACCACAATGAGAAAAGCGATTGTTTCGCCCCATATATGTTTTGGGATGGTTGGTGGAGAACTCCAGCTAACACATTAAAGAAAAAAGTTATTCAATCTCTATGGCAAGATTTAATGATTTGGAATCTAGATGATATTCTGGGATTTGAGTATTGGACAAGAACTTATCTTCCAGGACAATACTTAGATGTTCATGTGGATGAAGACACATTCCTTTACTCAGAGTCAAAAATTTTTACTGGACCAATATATGGCTGTGTTTTTTATGGTAAAGAAAATAAAGATGGTGGATTTTTAGAAATACACAAAAAAGCATTAGAAGATGGCAAAAAAAATATACTAGAAAAAAAATATATTAAAAAATATATATCTTTAAAAAGGGATAGAGAAAAAATAACCTACAAAGGAAATAGAGCTATTTTTTTTGACGCCGGTCATGTGTTACATAACACTGTAGGGTCAAAATCTGGTATAAGGCAAGTTCTTGTTATTAACATTTGGCATAAAGACAATCCGCCCTTAGCGTTATCTAATGGAAGTTTTTTCTACGAATAAAAATATTATTATATGGTATAATTATTATATGACTCAAGTAAATAATTCATTAGACATTTTAGGAAAATGGACACTATCTGTAAATACCCCATTTGGCGAAGAAGATTATGCATTGAATATAGAGGCAACAAATTCTTTTTTTTCCGGATCAGTGTCTCACGAAAAAGGCTCTTCAGTAATCTATGATGCTAGTTTTGTAGATAATACTTTTCATTGTTTTGTGCAAACAGAGTTTCCT